AAACTGGAGGCGGCGGTGCTCACCGGCGGGCAACCTATCAAAAACGAGGCGCAGGTGAGGGCGCCCGTCAAGACTGGCACGCTTCGCCGCGACATCACGGTGCAGATCGTTGAGAGTACCCCCACAAGTGCTATTGCAGCTATCGGTACGAGTGTTCCCTATGGGCCGCGTATCGAGTTTGGGTTTAACGGACGTGACAAACTTGGACGGCTCTACAGCCAGCCAGCGCAGCCGTACCTGCGCCCGGCGTTTGACCAGGAACGCGAAAATGCCTATCTGGAAATCCAGGACGCGCTACGGGATGCGATAAATGACGCCATCGATTGAGCAGGGATTGTGGACATACCTGAAGGGTAGCATCACGGATCTGCGGCTCTATCCGGATAGACTACCGCAGCAGCCCGATCTGCCTGCTGCCATCTATCAACGCATCAGTACCACGCCGTCCTACACACACGAGGGCGATACCTGCACCGATGATGTACGCATTCAGATCAGCGCGTTCGGTGTGCGCCGTATTGATGCCGATGAGTTGCTCGACAAGATCCGCACAAAGTTGTCGGGCTTCTCAGGCGATATGGGCGGCGTTCGGGTGGGGCGCGTGTTCCTTCGTAATCAGGTGGCGTCATACGAGCCGGATGTGGACTATTACGTGTCGCGGCAAGATTACATCATAGGACGGGGATGATAGCAGTATCGACAGCACAACTGGAGCGGCTCGGCATTGTGGCACGCCAGAAGCCTTTTGCGCTCATGAACGGCACAAGCGGACGTGTCGTCGGCCCGGTTGACGCGGTGTATGACGCACTGAAGTGGGTCATCAGCGTCGGGCGGAATGCGAACGGTGGGCACGTCTCAGTGGAGATTGAGCACAGCCCGGACGGCGATGCCTGGTACGCATACGAGCCGTCGCTGATCTACCAGACAACGAACGCGGGCGAGACGGCATATATCGACATGACGCGGACGGATGATGTACCAGCGTCAACGATTGCGCTACGCGCCGTCATTCGCGGGCAGTTCGAACTGGACTGGCAGCACGCCGGGGTAGAGGTGGTGTGCCGCTATGTCTAATGTCCTGATCGCCGTCCCCATCCATACGGGCATCCATCGCCGTACCCTGGATAGCTTGTTTCAACTGCAGCACAGCCGGGCATACCAGTCTGACATTGTGATGCTGCGAGGTGGTGACGAGTATATAGCCGACGCGAAAACGCGCATCGCGTGGAAGTACAATCAGGCGAGAGATATGTGCTTACGTGGTGACTATAATTACCTGCTGACTGTCGAACAGGATATCGTATTTGAAAAGGATGCCTTGACGCGGATGCTTGCCACGCTAGACGAACACGACGCCGATGTCGGCTATGCGCTCTACTGTTTCCGGCAGCCGCCGTTCTACCGCTGGAATGCGTTCCCGGCAATGGATAACGTGACGTTCACAGGTCAATCGCTCTCATTTTTCCCAGAGCGGGCGCGGGCCGCGTGGGGCAAGGTTATCGAGTGTGAAGGGCAAGGCAATGGCTTCACGCTCATTCGTCGCCGCGTCCTGGAACGCATCCGCTACCGTGTTGAGCATCGCATTGGCGAGGGCGCCCACTCCTCACAAGACACCTATTTTGCTTTTGACTGCCAGATGGCAGGCGTTAAACAAGTGTGCGACACAAGCATCGTCTGTGGGCATATCGATCAGCAGGGCGGCGCGTTTGTCACGCTGTGGCCGGATATCAACGAGGAAAAAATGCACAGGATTGAGGCATGAGCGAGTACCCAACATTAACCATTATCACTGCACTGAGCAGGCCGGGGTATCTGCCGGGTATATTCGACAGTCTGAACGCAGCCGAAGGCCACAACCTGGATATCCGGCACTACATCATTCATCCGCACGGCGCTACACATCCGGGTAATGGGCGGGCCGATATGGCGCGCAACGTTGACGCGGCGCTCTCCAGTATCCGCGATGGCTGGGTCTGGGTTTTGGACGATGACAACAGCGTGCATCCATCGTTTTTTCGGCGGCTCGAGGAGGAAATCGCAGCGCAGCCGGAGGCGCGGGCGTTCGTGTTTTCGCAGGAGCGCGCCGACGAGCGGCGTCTGTTGCAGGCCGCGCCGGAGAACGTTCGCATCGGCAGTATCGATACAGCGCAGTTCGTGCTGCGTCGTGATCTGATTGGCGACCTGCGGTGGTGCGAACTGCCCGTGCACGATGGGATTTTCATCCAGGAATTGTATGAGCAATGTCCGGAAGACTTCCGCTTCATAGACGAAGTATTGTGCTATTTCAACCGCCTGTCTCACGGCGTGCCACGTCACGTGATGGTCAATCTGGGGTGTGGTAGCGACGTGCGTGATGGCTGGATTAACATCGACAGCGTGCCGCGTGCAGGTGTCAAGGCGCACGACATTCGACAGGGATTACCGTTTTTTAACAATAGCGTTGACTACATCTATGCATCGCACGTCCTAGAGCATCTCGACTATTCCGTCGCGTTGAAACTGATTGACGAGTGCCATCGGGCGCTCTTGCCTGGTGGCGTCGTGCGGCTCGTACTGCCAGATGTGCCGCGCCTGCTGGCAGATTATGTACGCGGGGACGTGTCAGACTGGCAGGGATTTACACAGTTCGTCTGCTCTGCCATTCCCGGCGTGGAGGAACCACAGCCGATTGATTACGTCAACGCTGTCATTTTTAACGTGGCACGCGATCCGCACCGCTATGTCTGGGATGTGCCGCGCCTGTGCGATGTGCTGCGAGCGGCAGGCTTTGCCACAGCGGAGCCGGTTGCATTCGACAGCCGCATCGATATCGATGACCCATTTCGTACGAACCATAGTTTTTATGTAGAAGCTCGTAAGGAGGGCTAGGATATGGCAACAATCACAGTAGTCGAGGGCGTAGGGACGTACCCATCGCTGGCGTCGGCAAATGGCGCGGCCACAGGCGCGTGGGTTGACCTGGACACGGGCGCCAGCGCGAACAGTTTCAACGCCAAAAAAGGCGATGTGCTCATGGTCTACAATGACGCGGCATCGTCGGGCGATACCATCAGCGCAACCGTGGAAGGAACCAATAATCCGTATGGCGTGCAGGCCGATAAGGCCAAGGAGGTCAACGGTATGGACTTCTGCATCTTTGAACTTGAGGTACTCGAAGGGTGGGTACCCGACGGTGGCTCACTCGTGTACCTGACAGTTGAGGAAACTGGCACCGCAACGGCGAAGGCGGCAGTATTCCGCCCGAACCAGGGCTAAAGGAGGGCACCATGGCAAACTGCCCAACGACAGGGGATGCCATCTGGGCATACGGCACGACGTTATGGCGCTCCGATGGCGACGCCAATAACCCGCAATGGGAGCGCGTCACATATATCAATCAGATCAATCCGCCCGGCGGCTCGACCGCAGAGATCGAGACAACGCACCACGATACGCCTGATGGGTTTACCACGTTTATCAGTGGCCTGAAGACCACCGATGATATTGAGATGGTAGTGAACTGGCAACCGACCGAGACATCACACCGGATACTCTATGACGATTGGATTGCAGGTTGTAACCGCGACTGGAAAGTCGAGGTCAAGAGTAACGAGAACGTGATTGCAACGTTTGAAGTAACGGCGTTCGTGATGAGTTTCAGCATCGAAACGCCGATTGATGGTCGGGCCGTGGCGAATGTCACGCTTAAACCGTCGGGTAAGCCGACATTCCAATAGGGAGGAACCATGCTGCTCACACGCGAGCAAATTGAGACACGAGAGCAGCGGTACCGCGATATCCCTGTCCCTGAATGGGGCGGGGATGTTCGCATTGTGCCGATGTCAGCCGCAGACTTGCAGGTATTTTTGAAGGCAAAAGAGGGCGGCGATGTGGCGCGGGCGGGCGTGCAGGTGTTGGCACGCGTCATGATCGGCGAGGATGGCGAGCGGCTCTACTCTGATAAGGATGTCGATTTGCTCTACAGCCTGCCAGGGACAGCGGCGGTCATGGCAACACTGCTACCTGAAATCCTGGAGTTTAGCGGCGTTGATAAGGCGCGGCAAGAGGAGCTAGCAAAAAAATCCGGGAGCCTCAACGGCGTCTCCTCTATCGATTAGCGTTGCAGGCGGGCGGGCGCTACATCGTCAATCCATACGCGTTGCTAGAGGAGATGAGTGCAGAGGCGTGGGTGCTGTGGCAACTGTACTACGATCTTGATCCGTGGGGTGAGGAACGCGCCGATCTGCGTTCTGGAATGATCGCGGCGGTGATCGCTGAAACAAACCGCGACAAGAAAAAACGTCGCAAGCCGTACGCGCCAGAAGATTTTATGCCTAAATTCGACAGGCCGCCGCCCAAACCGCAGACGCCTGAAGAGCAGGCCGCTATTTTACGGATGTGGGTACAGGCGTTGGGCGGCGAAGATAGGACACAGGCTGCATAATGGCTGATGTGTTAGAACAATTGAATGTCCTGCTCTCTCTGGACGCGTCCGAGTTTGATCGCGGTACGCGTGATGTTGCCAACCGTGCGGAGCGCAGCGGCAACCGCATCAGCGGCGCGCTGTCTGCTGGAATGGGCGCGGCAGCAACAGGCATCGCGGCAAGTGCGACCATTGCCGTGGGCGCCATTGCGGGCATCGGCCAGGCGGCAATCTCAGTACAAGGGCGCGTTGCGACGCTCGAAAAGGCGTTCGGCGGCGCGCTTGACGAGGCGACAGCGGATGCACTGTTCCTTGCCGATGCGTATGATCAGGACCTGACCGAGGCAGCCCGCAGCGCGCAACGCGTGCAAGATGAGTTCGGCACATCGGCAGAAGATGCTTTCCTCGTGCTCACCGAAGGGCAAGAACTTGGCCTTGACAGGTTCGGCGATCTCAACGATACACTGAACGAATACTCCGATGATTTTGCAGATCTGGGCGTGACCGGATTCGACTCCCTCGCATTGATCAACGAGGGGCTCGAGGCCGGATTTATGAACACTGACAAAGTTGGCGATGCCTTCAACGAGTTCAGCATCCGGTTGCGCGATCCGGCAGTTGTCAAAAACATCCGCGACATTGACGAGAGTACCGCCGATCTCTTTGATCAGTTCGCACGCGGCGAGATTACGCAGCGACAGGCGTTCGAGCGCATTGCAGATAGCATCGAAAGTATTGAAGATCCTCTACTCCGGCAAGAAGCGGGCGTGCAGGCGTTCGGCACCACGTTTGAAGACTTCGGCGCCGATGCTACGTTCGCGCTTGGGGAGGCGCTCGAAGGAGTGGAAGCGCTCGGTACAGAGATTGAGGAGAGCGGGCGGCAGTACGGCACATTCGGCGCGTTGTGGGCAGGCATCACGAGTGAGACCACAGCTGCGCTGGCGCCGCTTGGGGATAAACTGCTTGAGATTGCGAACCAGGCTATGCCACATATCATATCGGCTATTGAGTGGTTCGGCACGAACGCGCCCGGTTGGATTGACATGGCAGGGGAGGCGTTTGATAAAATCTCACCGATTATTACCAGTGTGGCTAATGCTATCAAAATGCTGTTCACTGGTGATTATGAGGGGTTGGGAACTATATTTGATTTTGACGAGGATCACCCCGCCATCACCTTCATCCTGGATTTCAGGCGATTGATCACCGAGAACATCGGCGCCGGAATAGAGACATTCAAAACGTTATGGAGCCAGGCATCAGAGACGGTTACAAATATCGTGAATGCGTTGCAACCGATCATCACTGGTGTTTTTAGTATCATTCAGCAATTTCTTGAGGAAAACGGCGACAGTATCCGGCTGTTTTTTCAAGAGACATGGAACCAGATTACAAATATCATTTCGCTTGCCATCCAGTTGATAAATGATACCATTGTACCAGTACTGCAAGGTATCGCGACATTTATATCAGAGCATCGCGATGAGATTGTCGATATCCTGACAATGGCCTGGGACCAGATCACCAACGTTATTGGGCTGGCATTGACTGCTATCCAGTCTGCGTTAACACTGGCACTTCAACTCATTGACGGGGACTGGCGCGGCGCCTGGAACACGATTGAAGAGTTTTCGGAAGAGTTTATTACCACGTTTCAGGAGTTGTTCGAGAATGGTTTTAATATGCTCCTTGAAATCGTGGGTCTGGTCATGGACGCGTTCGGGGTTGATATTGACGAGGCATTCCAGGCTGCCGAGGATGGTTTTGCTATTTTTCGTGCCAATTTTATCGACCCGATCATTAATGCATTC